AAAAGAACACGTGTTCCGTGCTTTTTACGTTACGGTCACTCACGATTCTGAACGTACCAAAATCGCTGACGTAAACGTCAACAGCGGCTACGACGTGTGCAGGTGCATCACCCTTCGTGTTAGTACGAAGAGATGATACTGACTGTGCTAGATCAGAGATCGCCTGTTTAATAGCAGACGGAGCCAAGATCAAGTCAGGGTTACCACCAGCATCATAGCAGTCTTTGATGACGTTCTTAATACCAGCTTCCGTAATGGAAGCAGTAGCAGTGGCTTCAGTCATCGCAGTCGTACCCGTTGCACCAGCAGCCGGAGAACCGGACGTTGGGTTCATGGATACATAGTTGGTAGCAAGCCAAGCAGGAACACCAGCCGTTGCTCTCGCTGTGGTTGAGTTACCGGCAGCACGGACGATATTTTCTAACAACATACCTTCCATATCGCGCTTCATGCGCTTGCCGTTCTTAGCGAGTTGATAGGCTTGATGTTTGCCGTGACCGGCGTAATTAACTGCATCGTCAGTTCCAGATGTCTGGTTTACATATTGTGATATCTGGGCGTAATTTCCAAGTCGCGTCGGAAGCACACGAGCGGTGGCAGCAATGCTGTCATCGCCCTCAATCTTACGGTTAGTTGCACCAGCCGTAATCGTATCAGTCTGCCATTCAAAGAAAGTGTTATCAATACTTTGTTTAGCACAACCTGACATGAAGGGTGTGTCCATAGGAGCGATGTTGTAAATTACATCTGACAATGCTTCTCGAATCGCTACTGACGAATAAGTCAGTGACGTATTTGTAGCAATTGCCATTTGTTATTCTCCTTATTAGGAATTAAATAAATCTTCCAAAATAGAGGCCGCATCATCGACATGGCCTGAACTTCGAAGACGTTTCATTTTGGCAGTACGTTTAGACTTTGAATCAGCACTCTTATCTCTCCCCGTGCCAGCCCTGATTACTCTAGGCTTGTTTTTCAACTTCTTGGACCGAACATCAGTCTTCTGGAGTTGGTCATACTTTCTCGCTTTGAGTAATACAAGAATGGATCGGTGATCGACCAGAGAATCCAATTCCTCCTTGACGAATCCTTGCTCCATAGCGTATGCACGGATTCCTTTGGCTAAGTCTTTTTGTTTATCAGAGTTACCCCAATCAGGAATCGCCTCTACTAGAGCCGTATGTTCCTTCTGTAAGAGTTCTTTATGCTCTGCTTGTGCTTGAGCCGCTTGGCGCTGTTGCACCTGATACTGCTCTTGCTGCATTCCCTGAACTTTCTCTTGCGCCTCACGGAATTCTTCCCGCCGGGTTACATATTCGATTGGGTCCGTTGCTTTTAGGGATTCCCAATCTACGTTGGCATACTTGTCAACGTTTCCCATGGAACCTTCCATAAGGGTCTGCAAGGCTTGAACGTACTGATTTCTTTCGGCCTGAATCTGTTGGTATTCTTGCGCCATGTTTTGTTTCATAGCGTCGAATTCCTTTCGTTGTTCAGAAACCTCCTGAGTTTTTTTAGTATAATCTGACTGGCGTGAATAGCCTTTCATAAGTTCGTCGAGGGTAACCTCATGCTCTTCACCATTTACAGTGACCGCATATAAAGGGTCCTCTTCTACTTCTTCGTCAGACTCTTCAGATTCTTCTTCGGATTCCTCCTCAGTTTCTTCTTCAGATTCCTCTTCCAATGATTCGTCTTGAGTTTCCTCAATGGACTCTTCCTCTTCTGTAGGGGTGGCTTCCTCAGTTTCTGGAGTTTCCTCTTCAGGTTCCATTATTTTGAGTAACGCCTCTTGTGCTTCCCATATACTACCGGGTTGCGTTTGGTCTTCGTGTGCTTGCGGGGCTGGTTGCTTGTCCGCCATTATTATTTCTCCTTCAGATGAATGGGTGTTGCTGTGACATAACTTTATTCATGTGTCCAGTTTCAACTATGGACGATACATGACCATAAAGTTTGTCAAGCAATCGCATCGCAAGCCAGATTGATTCTCTGGCTTCCAACTCTGACGAACCGCTGGCGTTCCAGCGATCCATTAAATCTTTTCTTAATACTTCAAATGCTTCTTTGAATAGGGGGTTTTCTAAAAGGTTCTGTGCTCTCCGTTCTCTTTCTTCGTCGATCATGTTGCTCCTATTGCTACGGCTCGTTTCTGTTCACGCTCCAATTGTAGTTCTGCTACCTTCAATTGTGAGTCTACAGCGGATGCTTGAGCCTCTTGTTTTACCTTCTGGGCCTTGATTTGGATTTCAGCGGCTTTTATCTCAAGTTCTTTTCTATCGTTCTCCATCTGTGCCTGAGCCATTTGCTCTTGCGGAGATGGTCCCTGATCCGGTATCTGGCTTGGATCAGTAAGGAAGTCGCTTACATTCTGGAATCCCATTGCTTTAACAAGGGATGCTCCAAGGTTGTACATATTCTGCTCGTTGACTATCTTCAAACCGCCCTTCATGGCTTCACCAGCAAACGAAAGCATCTGGGAAAGATGCACCATCTGTTGGTCTTTGTTTCCTTGCCCTAGCGCGACAGAAACAGTGCAATCATACTTGTCCTTCCAAACGTCAGGACGTACAGGAACCCACTGGTTACGGAGCATTACAACCCGCTCCCTGTCTTGGTTCTGGTAAAGTAACTTGTATATAACTAGCATTAAGTCCTTTACACCAGTCTCTGCGAAGTTCCTTGCTATGAGTTCAACCCTGCTCTGCGCTGCCGTCATAACGGCATTTACAGCAGTGGCCGTGGTATGAGATGTCAGGGCATTTTCATTCATGCCCTGAGACATCTTCGATACACCCGCTCTGGATTCTCTTACGCCATCCAAGTATTCAAGCATCTGGAAGGAGTATGGCTCCAAGGCTGGAGTTACAAGGGGCGTAATTGCGTTGGGTGATTTGACCCTGACTACGCCGCCCGGTCTTTGTGTTAATAGGTCATCCAGATTGGCCTGCCCCTCTAATACTGCATACCTGCCAAAGTTCTGGTTGTACATGTTGTCCATCAGGTTACGCATCAGGGTGGACTTCATTAACTGAAGGTCCATCACCAAGTCTGCAACCGACAGACCAAAGAACTTGTGGGGTATTTTAATTGGGGTAATAGAAACAAACGGGATAGAATCTATTGCGTCATTTTCAAGAACATAATCCCCAACTAAGCAGACTCTTCGCAGTTCTGCAATTCCATCTCCGTCATAATCTGTTTTAAGGAAGGATTCATACAGTAAGTATGGTCTAAGGGCTTCTTCCATATCCGATTCCCCGAGATTGAAGTCTGAACTGTCGTCAAAATCAAACCTCGCTTCTCTCTCACCGGAAAACACAGAATCATCTTCACCACTGCCTAAGTCTTCAGGGGTAAGTGATTTTTCTGGATATATTTCCCTTAATTCGGATAAGGTCTTCCTCACGCGGTGGCAGACAAACCGTGCCTGTTGGATGGTCTTTGCATCACTAGAAATAAGGAATTCAGAGGGTGGAATGTTCTCTACACGTATTTTCCCATCCCGTTCCTTTCTCCTGATTACCAGATCATGTCTTTTTTCAGTCGTAGTACCCACCAAGGAAGGAACTTCTATCTCTTCCTCGGTATGCTCTACCACATCCACATCATCGTCTGATATGATGGACTCTAGTTCGATATCTGAAAGATTGTGGTATTCTTCCCTTACGGACTCTTCGGTTTCATCCCACCATACCTTAACGATACCGTTCTTACTTAAAAGAGCATCAGTAAACCATGAGTAGAGGATTTCCCAGCCCGGGTTGTCCTTGGTGAAGACATAATTTACATAATCACTGGCCTGTTCAGACATAGCAACATCTTCCGGCCCATGGGGAGTAAACTTAACCATTTCATCGCCAGATGCAAATATTCTCATCAGGGATGGTTTAATCCACTCAACAGTATCCTGAACCGTGGAGTCAATGAATTGTGATCTTCCTTCTACTTCATTACCGAAGGGAAGACCATAATAATATTCCATGGCCTGTTCTCGCTGTATCGAGATAGTATCGTTGTAACCTAGAGAATCAGTAATCTCGTTTTGAATACGAGATACTATTTCTTCTTCAGTGATTTTTTCAGCCATCAAATAATCCCATAATTTTTATACTCTAATTCATTAGTCCATGTCGGGTCTTTTCCAGACACGGCAAATCTTGCTGACATCGCTGCATAGCGGGTAGCAGACATCAGATCATCATGCAGTGGAACGATTTTTCCATCTTTTCTGTGGTACATCCTGAACTCTTCCCACCAATCCCCCAAGGTAGAGAAGACATGGAACCGTCCGTTCTCCATGTGCTGCAAAAGAGCCATAATCCCCTCCTCAATGGAGTTTCCACCCTTCTTTTCCCCTAAAGCAGGGGGGTTTTCAAAGTGAAATGGGAGCATATTGCATCCTAACTGCCTATATTGGTCTGCTAGGCCCGGATTTCCCATGGAATCACGCCTATGGCCGTCGTGGGGCCATGCAATAGGGATATAATGGGGTCTGGTGCGTATAATCCCTGCATGTACCGATGGGGAAGCCTTAGACTGCCTATAGCAGTCATAAACGTAGTATTCGTCCTCTTCCCGGTCCCATGCAAGCCATACACACGCAGTGGGGTGGTCAAACCCGAAATCTATCCCGCAAATACGAGGCCAGTGGTCTGGAATCGATACAGGTTCTATCATTAACTTCTCTTCACCCAGTGGAAAGACCAATCCTGAACCAATTGAGGGTCTTCCGTACCTTCTCATCTCCCTTTCATGGGGAGAATAGGATGAGAGGATTTGTTCCATTACGGCCTCATTCAAATGCCCTCTGTTTCCTTCCATGGACATAACCTTTTCTGAAGCATCATCCCATGTCGCGTTATTAAGGGATTGTCCAGACTTTAGGTTGTTCATAAATGAAGCCACTGTCTCAGTCATCCCGTTCTCAGGAGTGAAGGTCATGTAAACCATTCCTCTCCTATCTAGTGTTCTGGTAACGGCTTGGCTATATAAGTCCCTAGAGGGTTCTTCATCCAGCCATATACAATCTACTGATCTTCCCTGCCACTTCTCCACACCCATCTCGTAAGCCTTAAAGAATAAAGAGGAGTTCCCCCCGGAAACGTGTTTAATAAGAGCCACGCTCTTTGCGTTGGGTACTCCGGGCTTCCTCTCGGTTTTTATTATATGTTTCCGAGGAATGGTACCTGACCCAAACGCATCCGGGTCATCTGGGGAACCCAATAATTCAAATTGGACGATATCTCTAGTTGTTTCGTTAGAGACTCCGCCAGCCCAAGCCACGATAGGTTGGGTAAATCTTCTTCCTTTCCACCAGTCTGGATATATTCCAGTACAGTGGAAGGACATCTCAGAACTTCCGCAGTATGACTTTCCAATACGGTTAGCAGCCATAAGTAGGCGTTGGTTACACAACGCTCCTGTCTCATGGAATGCCTTTTGATAGGGGTAAGGATCGTAGTAATCTATCTTGTTGTATCTTTCGCGCTGCCTTAACTCCCTAGCGATATCTACTGCTTCTTCGAGTTCAGCTCTTCCTGCCACTTTTTTTCTTTCGTTTGCTAGGATGGGCTTTGTAAGTTCTCGTATGAGGTGGGGATAGTTCCGCAGATGATCCAACTCTTTTTGTTTTTCCTCCACCCAGAGCCTTATAGCCACGGCCAGTTTTATGACTTACTTTTGGCTTTAAGCCCTGTTCCCTTAAACTCTTTGCCCGTGCATTAGCCTTTGACACACCACCCTTATCGTAGGTGTAATGCTTGATCATCTTTACACCACGGGCGTTTACCCATTCAACTGTTGGCATATATTGCTCCTTATCTATACCAGAATCGTCTTTCTAGTCGTGCCTTTAAACT